TTCTCCCTCCACTCCAATGAGACCACGGACCCCATCATCGCCCCCATTTTCCGTCCCTTAGCCGAAATAGTCTCCAGATCCTCCCATGTTCCTCTGCGCCCAAACCCATCCATCCCCGGAGTTCTGTCCCTCACTGCTTCCATCCCCAGCTCCCATGTCTCAGATGTCATCCAAACCGCCCGCATCTTCTCAGGCGATGGCTTCGACGCTTCGCCTCAGATCTCCACCCACTTCCTTCCGGAAACCCGCCGCCCATTTCATTATGACATCCCATCCGCCCAAGTTTCTTCCCCGGCTTTCAGCTCTGATCTCCGCCCTTCTTCCACCGCCCACACCCCCGTCTACCCTGGCGAAGACTTTTACGTCCTAGCCTCTCAGTTCATCCCCGCTCATGACCCTCAAGTGAAAGAAATAATCTGGCGCGACCAATCCAGCAACCAGTTCCCTCTTCTCAACCAGCCCTTCGAAATCTCCGCCCTCCCCTTTTCCGTCGCCTCCGCCATCCACTCCGAGAAATCTGACCCAACCCTCCTGCCGGCATCCATTCCCAAACGTCTTCGCTTCCGACCTTCACCCGCCCCCTACTCCATCTCCCCGAAAGACGAGATCCTCGGGGCCGTCCTTTTCCAATCCCTGTGTCGAGCTTACCATCGTTCTCCACTTGCAGAGGTCCCTTTCGACGAGGCTCTCTTTATTGAATGCATCAACGCCAACGAGTTCTGCCAGCTGTCCTCCAAGACCCAGTCAGTTATCATGGCAAACGCAAACCGTTCGGACCCAGACTGGCGCTGGGCAGCGGTCCGCATTTTCTCCAAGACCCAACACAAAACAAACGACAACTCCATTTTTGGGAATTGGAAAGCCTGCCAGACTCTCGCCCTCATGCACGACGCTGTCATCCTCCTCCTGGGGCCAGTTAAAAAATACCAACGCATCTTCGACAATCAGGATCGCCCATCCAACATCTACGTCCACGCGGGGCACACACCATTTGAACTCTCACAGTGGTGCCAAGACCATCTCACCGACCAGCCGCACCTCGCCAATGACTACACCGCCTTTGACCAATCCCAGCATGGCGAAGCTGTGGTCCTCGAACGTCTAAAAATGCACCGTCTCTCCATCCCTCAAGCCCTCATTGACCTTCACGTCCACTTGAAAACCAACGTTGACACTCAGTTCGGACCCCTCACTTG